ACTTCATCACATACACGACGACTTAAGAGTAATCCGTCAGCTCCATTACCAGCGAATGCTGTGCTTACTCCAAGGTTTACCCTGTAGATAAATGTACCTCTAATCTGTTCAGCACGTATAAACAATATACCCAGATTCTGTAATGTTACCATCTGACTATATGTGAAATTGAATGCCATGGAATCTATTGCAGTGTTTATTTCTGGGTATCCTATTTCTTCATTGTAGTCGGCATCCAGTACACGTCCAGCAATTGCACCACTGTAATCTGGTAGTATGACTGCTACACGGCCACTGTTTATTCCATTTACTATAGTGGTAAGACTGGTTATGCAGTTGCTTTCATCTGTTCCACTGCTTGCATTGTCTATTGCATCCATTACTGTACCGTATGGTATTGCATAGATTACACGGTTTACACCGTTTACTGCACATGCATCGGCTCCAGCTTTTAATGCTCCTAGTTTACTGTTTATAGTGTTTCCACTTGCACTTTTAGTTTCTTCTATGTAGAATACTGTTTTAATATCGGTTAAGTGGCTGCTGTCCTCTATGATTTTAGAGAAATTAGCTGCAGTGTCTGTTTTTACACTGTACACGTAGAACTCACTGTTTAAGAGTCTGGCCTCTGTAAGTGTTTGTTCTATTATTTGCAGTGTTTTTGTTAATCCTTTATCTGTTGCTACTTCAGTTAATGCAGCAAGATTTGTTTTTATTATTTGTTCATCTATTGATGCTATTGCGGTGCTTGTTTGAATAATAAACAGTGGAGCTTCAGCTAATTCAGTAGCTATAGTTCCTATTGTTTCACTAAAATAAACACCTGGTAATTTACTGTATGACATACTGTTTTTTACCTCCTAGTTTTTTCTTTAATGTTTTAAGTTTGTATCTTCGTTTGACTGGTAAATCTTTACACCATAATGGGATTAAATCCATGTAGTCTTTTTCATGGTTCATTTGTATCATCCTGTTCCTCTGGTAATGTGTCATCCTGGTTATCATCCCATAATAATGGGTATTCTATTTGCACATCCTCTACTGGATTATATCCATCACTAACAACAATACTGTACTGACACTCACATTGAAGTATCGACCGTAACAGTGGTGGATGCTCACCTAACTCATCCAATTCAAATGGTGGATTCATATTAAGTGTACCCTGGATAATTCCATGCTTATACTGTAATGATTCATACCCATAAGTATCTGGATGCGGACATCTATTACGACGTGGAGCTGGAGTATTAGATGCAGGACACCGTTCACCTAAAAAACTGCACTGATTATTATCCTTATTATAATTGCTGCAGTACATGTAATGGTTAATTCCTTCATTATAGAATAATTCCAGTATCCTATTGGTTAAGTATTGTCGCTGCTGTTCGGTATCGCACCATACATTCACATTAACACTTGCATGATATTCCATGTATTTTTCACCTACTGCGGGATTATTGTATACATGCTGTGCATTAACACCATTAGATAGATCAAGTGTTATGACAGGACGCTGTGGTGCTTGACTGTAATGTTTAACTACCTGGACAGGCACATCATCACATACAATATTACCCTGGAGTAACTCTACCAGGTATGCTTCTAACTCATTCATAGCTTACTTGCCTCCTGGCTGGTAATATTCTCCGAATAATCTTTGGATTGCATCAGCTGGATCCACAACTTCAACTGCCCGTTGGATATAACCACCTGGTGGCATTCTACTTGTACCATACTCTACATAAGGCCAATAGTTAGTACTGTTTTTGACTTGTGCACGTGTTACTGTGCCTTCTTCTTTAACATCATAGCTATGGCTTCGTTTTAGGTTTCCAGTGTCGACTGGACTGTAATCCTTACATTCACCCTCCAGTTGTATGGTGGTGTCTTTTACTGCTTTTCTTATAGCGGTTTGTAGTTTTTTACTATCCAGTTTGCTGTATAATGATTCACTTACCTGTACATCTACTGGCATAGCTTATCACCCCTGCAATGCACTAGGTGTGCAAGTTTATACATGTGAAAATGATTATATTCCTGTATTTCACCTATTACCTGGTATTGGTTACCATCAGTGTCTACCAGTACATCTTCATCCATTAGTGTTTCATGTATATCCATGTAGATTTTGTATAGGTTTTTTCGTTCGACTCCATACTGCTTTGCTAGTTCAGCATTGCCCTCATTTTGGAAGTCTACTGTTATTTGTCCTGCCTGGCTGTATGACTTGATAGTTTCCCCATAGACTCCAGTACCATTATCTGTATAGGTGTATCTTGTCATAGTCATGTTTGGAAAAAATATCATATCATACTCACCCTTGCCCCGAACATATTATGTACTGTGGTTATGATTCCATCCAGGCTGGTAGCGGTGATTGAAGAGGTATCATAGCTGATGCTTACATCACCTTCATTGATACTGGATATTATACCACCAGTGGTGGATTTGAGTAAGTTCATGGATGCAAGCAATACATACTGTTTGATTACATTGGTATCTACGCCGTTGGTATATGTTATCTTTAGTAGTCCATGTAGATCTTCAGAGAATTTTATTACTCCATCGTTGGTTATGGATTGTATTTTATTTGTCACATCCACATCATCCAGTGTTACTGTTACATCATCAGTGATTATAGGATATAATGCTGTTAGGTAGATGCTGCCGTGATAGTCATAGTCATAGTCTACTTCATTATATCCCTGGACATATTCATCACCGATTAATGTTACTGCTTGTTGGATCATACCAGTTAATTGTTCACTAGTATAATTATCTGGATTCATCCCATTTGATGCTAGGAGTGACCTTAAACTGCTTATATCTTCATTTGTTACATTATACACTATTATCCACTCCTATTAGAATTTCAACGCTAGCAATACCCAGTACTTATTCTGATGGTGCACCGATTCCAGTGATTGCACCGTTTTTCCATTCAGCATTGTTATGTGCTACTGTAAAGGTTGCTACTGCTTTGTTATATGCGAGGTTTGCACTGGATAAATCGAATAAACTAGGTGGTAAGAGTGTTTTTATGCTGATTGAAGATGAATCAAGTGCGAGCATTGCGTGAGTTTCGTTTGCTCCTGTGCCGTCTGTTGGCATGTTTTCATCTACGAGGATGGTGAGTTCTCTACCATTGAGTGATTCGTAGGTTATTACTTTAAATCCGAGTCCTACGTCGACTTTGTCATTGTAACGTCTGTATGGTGCAGCAATTTTCTTTAATTGTTTAGCTACAAATGAATCGGTTACGATTACGTCTGGAGAACCGCCTTGGTTTTTGATTTCACCTAGTATGTCATCTATGTTATCTTCAGTTAATGCATCACCGTTTAAGTCATCAGTGTTTACATCACTACCGCCCCAGATACTATCAAACTCTAATGCATTCGTGGATGAATCACCATTAAGGAGTAAGTAGTCTACTTTGTTATTTACTAATGTGTAACCTCTACTGATTTCTGTTTGGAGTATGTCACGTGCACTTGTACCCATCTGTGCCATAAATGACACTTTAAATCCAGTAGCGATTGTTCTCATTGTTTCTACATGTTCAGTGTATGCAGTTACAGCATAGTCAGGAATGTCACCAGTTTCAGCAATTGTTGCAGCTTCATTGGTTGGTGTTTCTTCAAGGAATGATACTCTACTTTTATCTACAGCAGATTCTCTTCCTTTCATTCTAAGGAATGATAAAAAGCTGGTTTCTTCCACTGTCTTTGAATGGATTTCTGGGTCTGGTTCTATCTGCATTATATTAGGTGCATTTGTTGTTGTTTGGTATGCTTTGTTTATTGATTCGTATAAACTTGTTAATTCTTTATCCATATCTAATCACCTTTGATTTCTATTCTTAGTTGGTTTTTTATCCTCTATTTTTTGGGGGAATTTAAGTTTTTAGTTATTTTTAGTCAGTTTTTTCCTTTTTATTCGGTTCTGGTTAATAACTCAGCAAGTTCAGCTGGAGTAAATGATTTTTTACTTTCATCAGATTCTATAGATTTCTTATACTGGAATGATGGATCAGCTGGAGTAAATGCTTTACGAATTTCAGATTGAATTGTTTCCTGGATGAATGATTTAAGACTTTTTTTATCCTCTTCATCTTCTTCATCTTCTGGTTTATCTTCTTCTTCTTCTTCATCTTCAGCAGCTTTACCAGCACCTTCACCTTCACCTTCAGCTGCTACATCAGCATTGCCTTCTGCATCTGTTGGTTCTTTATCAGCTTCAGCAATTTGTGCCTCTAAGGTTTCAATACGTTCTTTCATTTCAGATATAACTGCTTCATTTTCTGTTTTAACTTCATCCCTAACAGCTTCGATAAGATCTTCCTGTTTCTCATTAAAAGCTGTGTTAATCATCTCTTCTATTAATGTTTTAATTTGTTCCAATGTAATTTCATCAGCCATTGTTTCACCTTCAATATTTTTAAATTCTTTAATACCACGTACTGCATCACTGAATGACTTAGCAATTTCAACGCTAGCCATAGTACCCTGGTCACATGGAATAGCAGTTAAGCTAATCTCTGTAAGAGTCCAGTCCACTATGTCACTATCACTACCATCAGCATAATTACAGACACCACTAATACTAGCACCCAGGTGGACACCCTGTGAGATATAAGACTCTATAAAGTCACGTTGCTCATTAACAATTCGTGCTTTAAAGTGTACACCGTCAGATTCTACCCAGCCATCCACCAGTGGGCCGAGTATAGCACGTATATCACTATCATGGTCTAAGTGCAAGTTATGTCTTGGTATCTGGTCGCATATCTGTTTAAGTGCATCCTGTGTTACTACATCACCCACTAAGTCCTCCAGTCCAGTATTAGCAATACCTGTAATGTAGAGTGTATCATCTTCTATCAGACTTTTAGCAGTAGATGGTATTGTAAAGTTTTTTGTTATCATAGTCTTGTTTCCTGTTTTATCAATTCTTTTGGTTACCGGTTAAATCCAGGTACTACAGCACGCCATGCACATCTACAATTAGGATGAATACATGTTAAGCCCATTGCCTCTTCAATTGGAATTGGAGCTGCTGCAATTTCTTCACATTCTTCACAACAATTACCAGCAGGCACGAGTTCTACCATTTCAATACCATCACGTTGGTACTGGTTTAGTGTAGCGGTATTTGTTATGGTAGCAGTTTCTGTACGTGCTATGGTCACTGCTCTTTGTTCTGGACTCATCCCATTTATTGGTTCGAGTTGTACATTTCTTAGACTTGTTTGTCGTGGATTAACACCCGCTGCTACATCTTCCAGTATAGATCTTCGGATTCCTTGTACTTCAGCACTGGTAACATTACGCACTAGTTCATACTGGTTATCACATATACCATTGAGTATCTGGCGTTCACGACTTGTAAACTCTACCAGTCCTTCTGGTGAGTTAATACTCCTGGCATAAGTATACACTTGTTCAGCAATATCAGCACCAGTAGCTGCACGTGCCTCTATAATTTGCTGCCATTTAGCATGTATTCCACTTTCACGGTAGAATTGGTTAAGTTGGCCTTGTCTATTAAAGAAGTATTCACGTGCTTGTGGAGTGTTAAGCCATTCCATTGTAGCATCTACAGCTTCAGTTAATCCATTAAGTATATTAGCTTCCGTCATGGATTCAAGTCTTAAGCGTTCATTCATGCTTAACAGCCTGTAATTTTCTGGATTCATAAGTAGTAGTCACCCCACGTGTTACGCTGGAGTTTATCCAATCCCAGGGTATTTCTTACCTCATCAGGTGTAAGTACACCATTTTGAAGGTATATCTGTGCTACCTGTGCATCATACATCTCATCAATAACATCCATTGCCTGGTAATGGAATCGTTCCGTGAATCCATAATGTTTCAAAGTATTATTGAATGCATTTTCAACGTTCGCTGTTGCACCATCAAATGTTACCTTCCAATCCTTTTTCTGACTGTCACCACTTCCACTTCCCAGGTTAGCAGTTTCAATCTTACCAGCAAGTTGCGGTGGTACTTGGAATGTCCGGATTATCTGGTCACTTGCATACTTGAGTAATTCCAGGTAATTCATGTCACGGT